ACTCCAAGTTATTTGCCCCACTACTCCATCGACAGTTAAACCTTTTCTTTCTTGATAATCCATAACTGCTTCTTTCGTTTCATTGTCAAATACACCAGTTANTGTCGATTTTACTGCTCTTTGAATACGTTCTACACCCTTACCNTTGCTACCGACTTTCAAAACTTTNCCCGGATAAGGTACTATATCTGTTTCATTTAATACTGGTTTAGCAATTGTGTTNTTTATCTTTGGCTCAACCCAANTTTTACTTACCTCGAAATGTGGCCTGTCTAACTTTTCTTTNGACCACGAACCACCCCAGGTGATATTTAANTTCTTAGCGATTGCACCAGCTTTATTTAAAGTTGTTTCATCATATAAATATCTCGAAGGATTTACTGCAATATCCCAAGCTAATCGTCCAGTATGGTTACTTGATTTTGTCCAAGTAACTTTATTACCTGGTCTTGTTCTACCCTGCTCATAAAGATAATTTTGTCTTGCTTGAGAACGATATGTTTCCGTAATAAAGATTTCCAATCCAGCTTTCTTACATTCTTCTAGAAATAATCTACATGCTTTTTGCGCCACAGGTAAAAGCTCACTAATGTCTTTGCAAATTTTCGTAAAGTCACTCATTATTTTCATCCTCATCATTCTTTATTGTTGGATCCCTTAATATCCCAAATAAAACTAAAATTGATAGAACCGCGTTTACAATGACGCTATATTTCTCCGAACTAATTTGTACTCCAATGGTTTGTAAAATCAACAGTATTAAAGAGGCTACTGCAATCCATAGCCCCTTATTCTTAAAACGTTTTAAGGTTTTCATATTAAAATTTTCCTCCAAAGAGCATTTGTAATCCTGCTAAAATAATTGCACCAATTATTAGTCGTACAGTCCAGCTTGTATTACTCTCAATTTTTTCTATTAATCGTTCAATTTTTCTAATTGTATTTTCTGCCACTGCTAATCGCTCCTTAATATCGGCTACTTTTTGTTGCAATTCTTTAAGTTCGTCTATTCTTACCACCTCACCCTACGACAGCTTGTCCTTTATTTATAAATATTCTATTTAAATAAAATTGTTCTGGGATAATAGTAAAATAGGACTAGTTCCTTTCCTTTTCAAAATTATCTAATCGTTTATGAGCTTGTTTTGAACTTTCTTCTATACGAATTACCCTCTCGGATAGTTCACTTACCCGTTTCTCATTTGCTTTAATATCAATTCGTATTGAGTCAATACCAGAACTAATATTATCTAATTTTGTTTTAATAACAGCTGATTCAGATGCATCACTTTTAACATCTTTATCTCTATTTCGATTGAATGTTAAAAATCCAATAAGTACACCTGATAAAGTGCAAAAGACTGTCAATACAGGTACAAATACTTGGTATTCCACTAGTTTCAACTCCTTTTTTGGACATAAAAAATACACCAAACTAATTAGCGGTGTATTTTCAAATGAATTATAATTAAATAATCTAATATCTTTGATTATTTAATTTAATCTTTTCAAAATCATAAGCATTTTTTACAATCAAAACATCTACTCTTAATTTGTCATTTTCATTATTCTTTACAGTTACTTGACCATTTTCTACTGTAATTTCTGGTTGTCTTCCAAATTCATGGGTTCTAACAAATACAGCTGGAGTTTCTTCAAATCTATTTTTATCGTATGGAACTGACATTGAACCTAGTCTTGTTAACTCAATAGTGTAACTAGAATATTGTTGACGAATAATTTCTTGTACATTTTTAGACACCGTCATTTCAAATTGTTTAAACTTTTTCTCCACAATATTATTAAACCAACTACGAGCAAGAACCACTCCAGCCCCAGCCAAAATAGTAATAGCAATAGCAAAAATTACCCACATAGCATTTAAATTATATTTCACATTTTCGTCAATTAGATGAATTGTTTCTGATAGGTGTTCAATTTGTAATTTAATTAGATCTGACTCCATAGTAATAAGCTCCTTTTTATTTGAAGTATATCATCTTTATCAGATTCCAAATAGTTCCATTGTTATAAAATTTTACCTACCACAACACCTTTAACAATCATTACCCTGTCATTTGCTACTGGAGTATAACTCGCTAAGTATGGTAAAGGTTTACTTAACGTCCCATCCTTTAAATCGATATCATAAATGATTTTCGGACGACCACTCGTGTGACTAGGATTAATTTTCCCAAATGATACTTCCTTTTTCGATTGAGGAGTTTTGAAAATTTTTATAAAATCGTCTGTATTGATCAAATCGACACCACTCTTCTAACTTCATGTTTCATTCTTCCACCGGCTTTTAAAGGAAAAGACCACGATGTTTCCGCGTATTTGTCTTTTATTCCTAATGGTGAATAATCAACTTCCAATACATCGGCATAACCATGCATTGGCATTATTGCTGTTTCAAATGTTACTTTTCCGTAAATCTGTGAGGCTTCAAAGGCTATTCGTTGTGTATAAGCATCCAATGATTGTTGATCAGCAACTTCTTGAATCTCCCTATAATCCACAATGTTTCTATTTTGGTTCACTGTAGATGTTAAACTTAATGGATTAGAATTTGTATAAACTGAATACATGGGAACTTGTTCAGGATTACTACAAACCACAACCCAAATGTTCGGTACTTCAAATAGGTCAAGTTCTTCCTCAACACCCGGGAAGGTAACTGAATTTTCATCATCTTGGTACGTATAATCAATTGCTCTAATAGAAGGACTTCGATAAGGATAAGACGTATACACACCATTTTCATCTACATGTAAAGGTGTGTAATTTATTTGTCTTAATAGTTCATTAATTACGACCAATTTTTCTTTACCTGCTTCAAAGTCAGCTCCAATAGGTAAAACTGTGTTCGAAAGTTCAATGTTATATCTCGTTATACCAGCTGAAGCAAGAATGTTAATTATGGCTGAGTAGTACGTAGTCCCCTGAGTAATAGTGTATCTTGTTTGGAATTTGTCTTGATTTAAAATTAATAAACCATCGAAAGCCTCTATATCTCTTATCACGTTATTATTAATATCTTTTTTAGTTGGACTTGATAAAAGAAAAACGCCTTGAGGAAATTCAACCCATATCCCATTAACTAGTAGCTGAACATATGGCTTAATTCTATTTTTCAAGAAATCTATTTCTCCATTGTCTACTAAACTAAATTTTGCGGTGCGTTTGATCGTTGATAACGCTTGTTGTTCAACTGTACATGATAAAATGTTTTTTAAATCTCCAATGACCTGATTGTTTTGATCTAATAGTTCATAACGAAAAGATAATCGGCGGTTTGGACTATGTAGAGCCTTTTTAACCGCCGATGCCAATACTCCATTTCTATCTAAAGACTGCATAAAAAAACACCTCTATATAAGGAGATGATAATACTAAGTTCATTAAATTCCCTCCGAGTAGTCAATTTCATAGATTGTTATATCCACAACTTGACCAACACTCTTATCTTTTATTGGAAATGAAGCCATAACTCCGAAAAGTTTTCTACCTTTCCCGTCCCTATAACATAAAGTATTCCTCGACTTTGCCATTGTCTCTAAAGCAGACATGTCATTTGAATTTTTAATAAATAGACTAGCGCTAATACTACCTTCTTCAGTTTCATCAAATTCAGCTACCGCTTTTTTGCGTCCAGCAAACATCATATATTCTACTTTAGTTTGCCAGGAAGAACCCTTATTCCCATCATGTAAAAACCTTATAGGGTTTGGATTGTCTACTTCATGTAGCCATATACCATTTAACAATATTAAGCTAGAAAAATGTAAAGTATCACTGAAGGTACCGTTAACCCCATAAGTTCTTATAAAATAATTCAACGCCTTACCGCTTTCAGTATTGTAATCTTTGTAATTAGATTGAACATTAGTTGCTATTTTTGTGAATTCCCCATTAATTTCTTTAAAAATCTCATGATAAGAGACAACTGGTTGTGGATTTACAGGTGTTTTATCAGTAATTTGCAACTCTATAAAACTAATTCCACTGACTAAAACTATATCTGGAATAGCTGGTGGAGTATAAGATACAGAAATATTCAAGTTTGCAAAATCCGAATAAATTGCCCCTGTAGTTGATAATATAGCAACTTGTAATTTATAACTTGTATTGTTGCTCAAATCAATTCCAATTGTTACCGCCTTATTGGAACTCGTTCTCTTTTCTTCCCAAATTGTTGTCACACCAGTTACATCTAAAACACGTACCCAATAATCACTTTGCGTTGGTGCGCTCCATTGAAGTGTCGGTCTAGCTATAGGTATTGTCGCTCCTGGTACGGTTATTGTTGGGGTCACAGGTTTATCAGCTGCGTTGAACGTCACAATTGAGGAATACGGACCACTTAATCCTGCTTGATCATAAGTTCTCACTTGCCATTCAATTACACCCACAGGGAAAGTGTTAGCTGGTATATCGTAATATTGATTAGTTGTTGTTTGTGTAATTGTGTTCCATGTTCCTGAACCTTGTAATCGCCATTGTAAATCAAATTTACTTTGAGGATCGCTCCCGTTTGGGTCTGAATGGGTCCAAGATAATCGATTAATAACCGCTCTGTCTTTGTATCCGCTTGAAGGGGTTAGTCCTGTTGGGGCGTTCGGTGCTAAATTATGAACGATTGTAAAAACGCCGTTAGAATTATCCCAATCGCCATAGGTAACGCCGTCATACGCCCTTATTCGTATTAATGCCGTACTTGTTTCTGCCTCACTAATAAAATCATAAGTATAAGATGTTACTCCTTGGGCCGTTAATGCGACAATATCTTTCCAAGTTCCACCGTTATTAGTTGATAATTGAATGTGGTATTTAAGTGTAGTTAAAATTACCAATTCTTCAACTTGGACAATTAAATCATCCCCTGTTGCATTTGCACCGTTAGTGTCGAAATAATTTCCACCTGTATACGCGTTTCCTGTGCTTTTTTTATAATTATTTACTGCGCTCGTTTGCGTAAATTCAAACGCTAATTTTTGGCCTGCTGTAACGCTTATCGGCGTTGGTAACTCAAAACGAATATACTCACCGTCTTGTGTGCCTACTTCCGTTAATGATTTAGTCGCATATGTAGTTGTGCCAGGAAATCCAGCCCCGTTTTCATTCTTAACATTTAATGTTAATGTTCCGATGTTGGCCAATGCACCCATTAATAAAACACTTTTTATTTTCCCTGTATTTACAACTGTATATGTTTGACCAAACATAGTGCTAATAGGAACGATGTTCGCGCTAGGGTTTGCTGTTGTGATTTCTACCGAATCACTCGCCCCTGTCCACTGAACAGTATGCGAACTATTCCACGTTTCACCGCCGTTAGGTGCTGTTACTGTTGGCGCTGTCGGTGAAACGTTGTATGTTATTTCCAATGCCGGTCTTTCATAATAATTAATTGCTTGGCTCGAATAAATAGAGTAACTATATGTGCTATCACCGCCAACTTTTGTCAACATAAGGCCATTATTTGTTTTTACTCCATTAATCCAATCTTTAACTAATTGCGTTAATGATGCACTGTGCCAATAATAATCCGTCGCACTATTTGTTTGTGTGATTGTCGTTGTTGCTAAATTTGTCCCTGTAGCTGGTGCATTACTGTAATTGATTCCTGTTTCTGTCCAACTTCCTAAAACTTCATGTATACCAATTTGAATTGTAAAAAATGAACCCTGTGAATCCCCGCTGTATTTACCGAAAAATCTAGCGGTTGAAATGTCACCTTTGATATTTGATAAATCATATTGAACGAATGATTTAACAGCACCGTTTACACCACCAGCAAACGAAAGATATAAATATCCATCATTACCGTTTACACTTGTTACATCCGCTCTTACATACGCATCTTTTGATGCCGTTTCATTTGGTCTGATTTTAACTGTCGGGTCAATATAAATCGGATAAACTAAATCAGTAACATCAGCCTCTAAATCAATAAAAGTATCTTCTCCAACTTGTCGGACTGTTTGACTAACATCTCGTTTCATACCTTCTGCATCCTCTAACCATGCAGGCTCTAAAGCTAACGTTCCCGCTGTTAAATCATCATCTAACGTTCCATCTACCAGGAATGAAAATTTGTGTGGCGAACGATCCGTTTTTAATACAATTGTTTCTTTAATCCCTTTATCGTTCAATTCAAGGCATACGTCCGAATCATTCCATACATCTTGGAAATGGATTTTATTTTTTAATTCGTTATCTAATACACCCATTGAAGGGCTAGCGTTAACAGGTTTAAAATGCAATGTATTTCCGCCATGTCCTATACAATAACCCCTTTGAAAGTTTCGAGGTACTTTTGACATAAACGGAACTTTTAACCCTTGGAAATCATAATTTTCACGATTTAATTTATCGGCCTCTTTATCCACTCTGGATCGTTCGATAGCATCCAACAATAAATCTTGGCCATACATTTCTATTGGTCCATCATAGTCAAACAAATCCGCCTCGTCTGATAAATCAGTATCGATATTATGCAAATTCCCCTCATAATCCATAAAATGAACAGGGCTTTGATAAATTTCTGTTGTATATGATCCGTCGAAATTGATCCAGGTTTTAGAATTTGGGGACCTTTTATTCAACATTTCCCCTAATCTGAAATTTTGTGAAGGCATAATAAACCTCCTTAATAAGCCTTAACGGTTTGTGGTAATTTATTAAAGAAATCTACAACATTATTAAACTCTTGAACATCTTTAGCTGAAATTGAGACATTGATATTTCCAAATGAATTCGAATTCGTATTAGTAATTTCCTTTGTAATGGAATTTGTTGAAGTTCCAAGCGACTTAGAGTTCGTCATGGTCTTAACAGCTGAAGAACTTGGAATGTTAACTGTCGGTACATTCAGAGCACTGGCTATGGTTTTTTGCACACTAGAAGCAATTGCTTGTGCTTGTGCCATTAATTCTCCGCTCATAGATTTCATTCCATCCATTAATCCTTTAATTGCATTTTTACCGATATCCGGTAAAGTAGCTTTCAATACATCAAATTCATTTTTTGTACCTGTGGTAATTTCTTTAATTTTCGTCTGCCATTCTATTTTGTATTCATCTAATTGCTTGGATGTTGCAGATTTTAATTCTTCAATTTTTTTGGCAGTTTCAACTTTTAATCCTTCAAGTTCTTTAGTAGATTCATCTTTTGCCAAAGAATGCTTTTCTTTCCATAAACCTTGATATTGCTTCAATTGTTCATCAGTTAATGTAGTAAGTGCTGCAATTTCAGCATAAGCTTTTGGCCCCATATCTTGTAATTCTTTCAAAAGTCCTTCATCTATACCTCGTTTCGATAAGGTTGTGATGTTATTTGACCAATCTTGAAATGCGGTTACTTGACCTTTTAAATTATCTAATAATTGTTGACCACTAATATCTGATTTGATTTGTATCTCATCAAAAAGCCCGGCAAATGTATACAAAGATTTTGTACGATCATCTAGCGCTTTATTATATTCATCTGTTAATTTTTGTTCATCTTCAGCTAACTTTCGATTTGTATCTTTTACTTTTTGTAAATAGTCATCATTCAAAGCTATTAATTTATCGTGAATTTGTTGTTTTACCTGATACGCTTGTTCCTCAAAATATTTCCGTTCATCAGAACCCTTTTTATATTTGGAAATCATTTTTTCTAAGTACTTCTCTTCTTCAACCAATGACATTTGATTAAGTTTTACTTTATTTTCGTAAGCTGTTTTGTCATATTTAAACGCTTCTTTTGCATTCTTTTCTCTCGCAACTGCAATGTATTTATCTACTCTTTCTATAGCCTCTGGAACTTTTGCATATTCTTTTTTCAAGTCGTCTAATGCGTCAACATATGATTTGAATGTAAGTTTTCCAGCTTGGAAATTATAATTAATCTTCCTTAATTCAGACTCAAAAGATTTTTTAGCTTCAGCTGCTACTTTTTTCGCTTGTTCTGCAGCTTCTTTTTGTTTACTTTTCATTCCTTCAGTTAGACCTTCAACTGTATGTTGACCAAGCTTATGCGTGACTCTTGAAGGAGAATGCATATCTAGTACACTCATAATCGTCCCTGTAATGCTATCTGCTATATTTTTAACTGTATCTTTTACTCCGCCAGCAATACTCTTCATTCCGTTTATTAATCCCTGTATAATGTCTTTTCCTATTTGTTTGAAATTAACAGACTTAAAGATACCTACAAAGTTATTCCACATATTTTTTCCTATATCTATGAGTGCATCAAAAGCACCTTTCCAATCTCCCTGGAACACTTTAACGAATATCTTAATGACTCCTAATATAATGTCGAGTGCATTTTTAATGGTTGCTTGAATTAATCCCCAAGCAATTTTAACGACTCCTGAAATAATTGGCCAAACGATTTGGAACACACCTTTAATGATTTCTATTCCACTTTTTACAGCATCCATTACATGTTTCATATAACTAGATACGATGTTCATAATACTCTCGCCATTTTCTTTCCAAAAATCCTTAATTTTACCTAGTTGAGAACTAAAGAAGGTTGAAACAGAGCCCATGACATCGTGAACAATATCATTTATAAATTTCATAGTATTTTTGAGGAATTCTCCAATGTGAATCCAAATTTCAGTAACTTTGTTTCTAAAGGTTTCATTATGTTTATATAAAGCAACAAAGGCAACTCCAAGACCTACAATTGCAGCAACCGCAATTCCTATTGGACCTGTAATGGCAGTTAAAGCTCCACCCAGAACACTCATTACTCCACCAGCTTCTGCAATAGCTGTTGCAAGTGGAGCAAATACCCCCATAAGTGCTCCGAATCCAGAAATTGCACTTCCTACAATTGCTAATACGATACCTATTGCTGTAACTATTCCTAGGAAAGCCGTAGCAATTACACCACCAATGGCAATAAACTTTTGTGCAGTTGGACTTAAATCATTAAATTTGTTCACTAATATTTGTATAAATCCAGTCAATTTTTGCATTATTGGTATCAAAGCAGTACCCAAACTAATTTCTGCCGTCTCGACAGATCCCTTAAGATTCTCTAAAGCACCTTTAAAATTGTTCATTTTTTCCGCAGCAACTTGTGCTGCAGTTACTTTACTCATTTCCTGATACATTTGCTTTATTCCATTTGAACCCTCTTTATAAAGTACATTTGCAGCTCGTATAGCATCAGAACCAAACATAGAATATAGGTACTGTTGACGTTGTTCTGCGTTTAATCCTTTTAATGAATTTTGAAGAATTCCAGCGATTTCTGACATCTTTTTGATGTTCCCATGTGAATCAAAGAAAGCGTTTGAGCCATTTTTTGTCACAATACCTAATTTCATCATTGTTCCTATTGCATCGTTACTTTTTGGAATTAAGTTATTTAACATTGTTTTTAATGAGGTACCTGCGTCGGAACCTTTTAAACCGTTATTTGCAAAAAGTGACAATGCTGTAGTAGTATCTTTAAAACTTAATCCTATACCAGATGCAACTGCAGAAACTTGAGATAGACCAAACTTTAATTCACCAACAGAAGTAGCCGAAGCATTTGCTCCTCCAGCAAGTAAGTTAGCAGCTTCAGTTACATTTAAGTTATCTGCTTTGAAGGCATTTAATGCAGTTGATGCTATTTCAGCTGCATCTGCAAGATCTAATTCACCAGCTGTAGCTAGACTAAGCGCCCCTGATAATCCGTCATTTAAAATGTCTTTTGTGCTTACCCCAGCCTTTATTAATTCTTCAATACCTTGAGCAGCTTCTAAACTTGAATATTTTGTTTTTGCTCCTAAATCTATTGCGAGATTTTTTAGTTTTTCCATCTCTGGCACAGTAGCGCCGGAGACAGCTTTTATGTTGGAAATTTGAGCTTCAAAATCAACTGCAGATTTTAATGCTAAACCAAAACCAGAAGCAAGCGCAGTAGTTGCTGTTCCAAAACTCATCGCTATATTCATTCCAGCTGATTGCATTTTTTGACCCAAATTAGTCATGCGTTCACCAGTATCATGTAAACTTTGTCCTAATCTTCCCCAGGAGGTTTGTTGAGCTTCAATGCGATGATTTAGTGTATTTAATTCATTTTCTGTCCTACGCATTGCAGTTAAAGCTCGATTGTAAGCTGTTTCTGCATCCAATGTAGCTCTGGAATTACTTCCCTGTTCTTGTCTTAAAAGTTCAAACCTTCTTCTTAATTGTTCTGCTACTTCTGTTTGATGTTCTAACTTTTCATTTAGGAAACCAGCTTTAAATTGTAAATCTCCTAAATTATTACTAAATCTATCTACTCCAACGGTTGCGGATTTAAACTGAGATTCTAAGTTCCTAAGTGAGCTATTTACTAACTTTAAATTCCCTGTAAAATCTGCACTATCTAACCCTAACCGGACGCTAAGATTCCCAACTTCAGCCATATGCTCACCACCTTTTAAAACACTTGATCAATAAAGCCTTGCGGTTCTGATTCGTCATTCTCGTCTTCTAATAATTCCAAATAAAAGTGGATGTCCATTTCGTCAATCTGAGGCAATGTCCATCCACCTTTTAATAGACTTCGATACATATCTTTAATCGTTTTATATAACTCTTCGATAGTTACTTTTTTCCCCCATCACTTGCCTTGCCGTTTCCAATTACTTTGCCCATTACATAATCAATGGTTGAGTTTAAATCATCTGTCGATAATCCGTCATAAAATTCATCTCGTGTGAATTGAAAGTTAAATACTTCAGCAATGTAGTCAACAATCGTATCTAACATTTCAGGGCTAATATTCTTGAAATCAACTTCTTTATTAATCTCTAAAGCACGTCTAAACGCTCTAGCTTTTATAAATGGAACGGTAAAAGTCTTTTCCTCATTGTTTACCAGTAATTTTAATTCCATATTTATCTCTCCTTATATTTAAGTAATAAAAAAGAGATGGGATTTAGCCCCATCTCTCGAATTGTTATTAAGCAGTTGTGAATTTTGTAATGCTTTGTGCAGCCAATTTATTTCCTGCAACATCTGCAACGTTTGTTGTAGCAATTGCCAAGAATGTACTTGTCGCACCTAAGTTTGCACTTGGTGTAAATGTAACAATTTTTTGTGTACCGTCTAGTGATACTGTACCCGCAACTGATGTTCCATCATTCTTCGTTACTAAGAAGTTAGAAGCGTTCACTGTGATTGGTAATAGCGCCTCACTAAACGTCCAAG